CCAAACAGGGCGTTAAGGCCCGGAAGTAGCTCTTTGAGCATTTGTGCGCGTGAAATAGCCATTCGTTATATCTCCTTAAACGCCAGTTGCGTTGTTGTATGCGTGATCGCCTGCTGCAAAAATGCAGAGAACATCAGTAAAAGCATCGCCAACTGAGCTAGTAGGCCCATCCACAAATTCTACAATTCGTAGTGGGAGCGTGTTTGTTGTTGCGGCTGTACTGGCATCAAGCGCGTTCTTGCTTCGCCCGAAATCAACGCTACCTGCGGTTTGAACAACACCTGCGTTCAAAAACATAGTAGTTTGAGCCAAAGTTGCATCACCTTGTATCTTAAAGACTACATTGGGATCATCAACAACATAAGCAGATATATCGTCTGCCGCTGTACTGGCAGGATAAAGCTGACTAAAGGTTAATTGCTTGGTAGTTGGGTCAGTGAAAGAACAACCAACAAAAATTCCAATTGGAGTTAATGTTGCAGTTCCTGCGTCTAACTCAACGCCTCCTGCGGCAACTGGTTTTACGAAGTCACCATAAAAAATTGCAGTTCCATAGTTGTTAGCAATCTTCATGTGCCGAACTTTTCCTGAATAAGAGCCGCTCGCACTAAGAGTGTTAACTGGTTCTGCGCCTGTTGGGGTAGCAGTGGTAGCCATTATAGGCCTCCTTAAATAACAAAGTTAATCTTAGTTAAGGAACTTAACCCCGTACTGCGGGCTAATTCCTTCCAAAGGTTGTCCTAGTATTGCGCTCTGGTTGTAGCAGAGGCATCCTTGGATCGTTCTCCCGCAAATAGTTGTTATCTACTGACTGTAATTGGTTATCAGCAACTTGTTGGAAATGTCTGGTTCTTGAATCCATCTTTTCCTTACTTGCCTTACATAACAGTAAACCACCAACTTCGATGTTACCTTGGAATCGAGAGCCAATATCTGACGTTAACATAAGTTCAGGGTGGTCTTCGAGCTTACAAGCTTCCCAACCTTCTCTAAACATTTTGGAAACGTGAGTATTGTCTGCCTCTCCCAATGTGGCAGTCCGTACCCATCTAAATACCCAACCGTCTTGCGGTGTGGGGTCTGGTAAGATGGAGGCGGGTGTCCACGAATCATCTGGTCGTGCATCGGCTTTGCGTGAAATTGTTTCTCTTGGTTTGCGCTCTTCAGTCATTTCAGGTTCTCCTTAGCGAGTTGTCTGGCGTACTGTTCAGGGGTAATCCCTAGTTTCCTAGCGAGAGAAACTTGGGTGGACGTTAGCTGCACTTTGCGCGGTTTTGCTCCATTATTCCTACCAGATGAAGCCACTACCGTGGAGCGTTGACTAGCAGTCGCAGGCGCGTTACGTCCATTGGAATCGCTATCCTGCCAGTCAAAGGTTGGGTAACTCTCTCTCATACCACCATCAATAAATTCAAAGTATTCAGGAGAGTTTGGTTTAATGTTGTTATCGACAATAGCTTCTTCATGCAACCCATATGCTGTTGCAGTCATTCGCTTGTTCTTTGCGTCCATAAACCATTTGTTCTTATCAGCCCACTCTTTAGCCTCTGGATCAACTTGTGGAGCTTGTTGAGCAGGCTGTTGTGGAACTTGTTGAGCTTGTTGGTTGCGGTACTGCTGATCATACTGAGCCTGTTGATCCCTCTGGTTTTGTTGCCCCTGAAGGTTTTGCTCGTACTTTTCAGCTTCTGCAAGTTCAGACTGAGCCTTATATAGAGTTTCTTGAGAATTAACGACAGTGTCGGTATCTCCCTCCTCATAAGCCTTCTTATAAACTGCCTTTGCATTCTCTAGTGCCATTTGAGCTTTGGTCTTGATCTGACCTACTAGAGCCGATTCACCACGCTGAATGATTGACTCGTACTCTCGATTCTTATTATTAAGAGTCTGAGTAACACGAACTGCTTCGTCCCTCATTCTTTCAGCGGCTTCTCGTTGTCTCCGCTCTTCATTTTGCTCGTAACGTAATTTGTTTATACGCTTTTGAACCTTATCACTGTAACCCGATAGCTCATCATCGTCTGAGTCACCCGATGCATCAGCCTTTGCAGGCCTACGATCTTCAGGTGGACGATCATCAATAACTTCAAGTTCAATGTCAGATTCTTTTTCTTCTGCTACATCGTCATTAGAACGCTTAACAATTTTGGTTTTAACGCCAAAGAAACGATCTTCAGGGGATGCCTGTGAGGTGTCTACCTCTTGATTAGATTCACTCATGCTTTACTTATGCCTCTTGGGTCTTCGACTACAGCTTCAACGCTGTCATCGTTAATTAAACGAAACTCTTTCCCGTGTACCTTAATTCTAGTACCTGAGTAAGAACGCATAACGATCCAATCACCTTGAGAACACCAAGCCCCAGAAGGGAACCGTTGAGGATCAGAATAAGCATCAGCACCAAGTTCTAGCACCATACCTACAATTGAACCCACTTCGTCTTCTTGCAACGATCTAGCGGACTTAATAATCCCGCCTTCGGTCTTCTCAACTCTTTCTGGCAAAGCAATCAATATTTTGTAGCCTCTCGGCACAGGCAACTGACTAGCCTTTTTAGAAGCAAGATCATCCTTGGAATCATCCGCCTCTACTTTTGTTGCTAATGATTTACTCATTAGATACACCTTCTGCACTGGAAAAAAGCGTCCAGAGTCGCTGTGCATCGCTTAATGCGATGAATTACTCGGCTTCTAGCTTACTCTTTAAGTCTAGAAGTTCTCGTTCTGCAAGGGCTAAACCCTCGATAACTCCGCAACATTTTGCGTAATCACTGTAATCTTTGCATGCGCCACCCGAAATATGATCGCTCATATCATTCATCTGGCTTCTAATCTTATCTCTTATATATTCAAAAGAATTGTTTGTAGCTCTACTCATGAGGTCATTGACTCCACAATCTCTTTACCAATTCTAAATCCTTCAATCTGATCTTTAGATGCAATGCGTCTGGCTTCAAGTTGCTCTCTAACATTATCTTCAGCAATCTTAACTGCCAACTTAGCTTTCTCAATCTCTGCCTGTTGATCAAGCTTTTGAATGTCAAACTGAGCCTTGCTCTGAGCTTTAGCCTGTTCAAGCTGCATCTTAGCCTGATCAAGCTGAACCTTAGCTTGCGCCTGCATTTCTTTAATTTGCAATTCTTTTTGAGCCATCTGAACAATTGGGTCTTTCTGCTGTTCTTTCGCCTGATTGTCTTGTTGCTCTCTTTGGTTCTTATTCTTAAGCTGTTCTGCCGCAGGTGCAACCAACCTAGATATTCTAAGCTCGATGTCTTCAGGCATCGCCTCGCCTTCTGCGGGTAATTCAATACCCAGTTCTTTTTCAACTTGTTGACGATAAGAGAACGCAAGGTGATCTTGAATGTGAGCCGCCATCGCTGCTTGCATTGCTTTAGCGTTTGGACTCTTACCTGCAAGTTGTTGAATCTTAGGGTCTTCCATGAAAGCCATGTGCGTTTGAATGTGCGCTTCATGGTCTTGGTAAACAAATGCCTTAACAGGTTCGCCTCTAAGAATATTCATATTCTCGCTAACTGGGTCTGTTGGCTTCATCTCATCTTCTAGAGGGATAATCTTATCTGCATCTCGGATGTTGAGAACCTCAAGCATCTGTCGGTGAAGCAAGGGAAGATCATACATGTCTGGGTTTTGCTGAGACAACTGCAATGCAGCCTGATATTGCATGATTCTTTGCGCCATAGTGCCTGAATTAGGGTCACTAACAGCAATAACGTCCACTCTTCCATCGAAATCTTCAGTGACTACAGCGTTCTCTTCAGTCGAATAAGGGTACTCTGTAGGGCCAAAATCGTACACAATCTTCGATAATAGGCGCAATTCCTTACGCATTGAGGCGTGTAAACGAGCCTGAACAGCACTCATAACCTTCATAGATCGCTCTAGGATGGCAAGGGTAGTGCCTACAGGAGCCTCTGAGTTCATGTCTGCCGCCTTTACGTCTGCGGCTGATGCAAACCTACGGCCTTCCTCTACAATGTCCCCCATAAGCTGATACAGGACGTTGCTTGGCTCTTTATAGGGTAAAAAGCTAATATTATCGCGTATTGAGCCTCCGGGAACGTCAACATCTCGGAATTCTCCGGGCATTATTGGCGTATCATCGCCTTTAATGCGTAATCCTCTAGATTTTAAGCCTCCGGGAAGGTTGCTTAGGGTTCCCGCATCAACAAGTTGACGCAAAAGAGAGGTTGCAGACTTAGCCAGTCCGCCAATCATGTGTATCAAGCCAAATCCGTAGAAACCAAGTCCGGGCATGTACTGATAATGAACAAAATGCTCGCGCTTCATGCGATTTTCGTCATCTTCGTAGTAGTTTCTGCGTATAGACAGGACTTTTCGTGAGCTTAGGTCAATGCTAACAACATAAGGAAGCTGTATTCCGCTTTCTTCGTCATCAATCATGTCTTCAAAGCCAACCAAGTTCAGGTCAATCTGCATTTCTAGGATCGTATGACGAGAATCGTTGTCATATCCGTGAGAATTGCCTGTTAGCTCGCTGTATTTGCTTTCAATTGGGTCAGTGTTGTCGCTAGGGTTGCCTAACTCAATATCTGAGTAGAAGCCAGACACCTGTAGCTTTCTAACTTCATTGCTAGTTCGCTTCATAATGTGAGTTGCGCGTTCGCAAGTCACTAGATCAGAGGCTCCGTAGCTGACAACAAAGTCTTCAGCAGGTACAAACATGCTACAAGGGCGACCCATGTTTGGATCAAAGTATACTTTCCTAAAGGCAGAGCCTGCTAATGGCAGAGAAAACAATAGTCTTTCTGTTTCTGCTCGATACTCGGTCATCTTCTCGGTGACCAAGTAGTTTAAATAATCTTGAACCCTATTTGCTTGTTTTTCCTTTTCCTTGTCAACAAGACCTACTACAGCCGTTTTAACTGGGCCTCCCGCAGGAAATA